AAGTATTATTACCGTTATTGTAAACACATGATGTGTTAAATCTACTCCATGGTCTAGTAAATCTAGTTTTAACAGTTACAATCTTTTTCTCATTAGATTCACTAGAAGAAATAATAGAGCAATCAAGATTGCTAGAGTTATTTTTTACAGAATCGGATTTTTTAACATAATATTTTGTATCATCTACACATTTGTTATTTCCATTATGAGGTAAATTCAAATCTTTACAAATTTCTTCATTAGTAGTTGATGCATTAACTAATAAATCATCATATACCTTAGTATTTCTCTTACTCATAATTTATATAAATCAATAATAAATTATGAATATTCTTCTTAAAAACCTCCGTAACCATCTTGTTGTGATCCGGTGTTAGCAAAGAACCATCTTAATGAAAAGTATCTAGGTTTAGATTCATTCATATCAGAACCCACCATTGTCATATTAGGACCTTGATCAATAATAGACTGAATATGGCTAGTTCCTAAAGCGTAGTTCCAATACCATAAATTTGATGTATATCCAGAGAATCCACCATTCATAGACATGTATACATTACCATAGTTTTGGAAAGGGACACCACTCAATTCATGTCTTTTGGTCACAGTTCCGTTGATATAACAATCAACTGTTGTATTTTCAACACGAATCATAACATTAATCCATTTATTAAGAGGTACATCTTCAATGATAATTTTTTCTTTAATTTTATCAAAAGTATTCATAATAACAAGTAAATTATTTTTGTTAGGTGTAATATACAACCCAGGACCATTATTTGGCTCATTTAACCCTGTTGGAGCCTGAGTGTAATTAATATCATCATTTCCTTTATGGAAAATATGCTTAAATGTACCAGCACCATAATCTAAATCATCAATATAGATCCATACAGACCAAGTAAATTCAATACCATCGCGTTGATTATTAGATCTTAATATGGGTTTTGCACCATCTTTTGATGGATCTTGTTGAACAACTAACATATGTCTAGCATCAATCATACCATCAATCATATGTGGATTTCCGGATGGAGAGAAAATCCAATTTAACAATGCTACACCATATCTTAGAGTCATTACAAATAGTAAAATAACTAATAACAAAAATGCAAATTTAGCTACTGCACTGTTAGATTGTAAAAAATCTTTAGTTCCTTGTAATGAGAAGCTGCTTGAAGTACCAGCTGAACTGCCAGAATTACCAGATAAACCTAATGAACTCATATCTTATATATTATAATATAAGAAATAATCATTTTTAAATTTCAAAACTACCTTGTTCTTGATTATCAACTAAAAATACGAATTTGATTCTATATTTGTTGAACAAATTACCTAAAGCACTACCACCGAAGCCTTTCTTGTATATATTATATGCTTCTTGTGGATTAGTGGCATTAGGCCAGAATTGAAAGTTAGATGTAAATCCAGAGAACCCACCTAATGGTGTAATAAATACATCTTTAGAAACGTCTACCTTAGCAATACCTGGTAATACACATGTTCTAACTAATTTACCATCAATATAAACATCTAAAGCTTTACCATATACACTTACTAAACAATGTACCCATTTCTGTAATGGTACATTTTGTACATTACAAGTATGTACAGATCCAGTGGTTGCAGTCTGACTAGGATATGTTTCAACTGCAATATTTAAATCATTTTGCATTCCCCCTAAAACTATTCCAAATCCACCTTCAGCAGATTGTCCAGATCCATGTGCTAGTACTATTTTAGGATCTCCATATTTGTAATTCCAATCATCAACGTAGAACCATACTGAGTAAGTAAAATTAGCGGATGAATTGCTGTCACTACTTCCTAAACTACTTGATGATATTTGTTGCATTTTTTTAGCATCTTCCAAAGAAGATAATCCTGAATCAGTGAAAGCATTGTAAATAAGGAAAATCACGACAATGACTACGACTGTAATTAAAATACCTTTTGCGTCCATAATTTATATAATAGAGTGAGAGAAATTTTCTAAATTATTGGTGGAGTTTTATCCTTAAAAGATGTGTATAAAGATCGGATTGTATCTATTTGTAAATATCTCTTAAAATATTGCACATTACATATTCCACCGTGTATACCGTTATCCGAGCCTGCTACTAAACTATCAAATTCCATGTATGGAATTACACCTGGTTCCGACGAATGTAATTCACCATTGATAAAAGTATCTAAAGTTCCTCCAGTATAATTAAGTAAGAAGTGATTCCATTTATTCATTTTAAGTTCTGTAGTTTTATAAACATTTCTGATACCGTCTTGACCTTGTTGCATAGTGATCTTAAGTGTATTTTTCAATCCATTATATAAAATATTAGGTTTGTTACCATAACTTAATAAAGGCGTGTATTCACTGTAACTAGGATTGGTATTCGGACCTTGATAATTAATATATATCCAAGCACTTATAGCATAGTGATAATTGTAATGATTTCCATCTTTATTTTCATTACTATCATCTTTTACATTATTTAAATCTAAATAACCACCTAATGTAGTAGAATTATTTAAATATACTGGATTATTTAATAATAATTTACCTTTTGGTCTGAATATAAAATTGTATATCTTATCTTTATATCCGGCAATTAAAAATAACACTATTGCTATAGATAACATTATCACATCTGTTCTTGTAGTTATTTTGTATTGATATTTAAACCACTCAATTATCTCTACAAAAATACAGGGAATGTAAAAAATTATATTAGTTATTAATCCTTTCCAAGTTTCGGTATTTGTAAAAATTGCTTTGTCTTTAGAGTAATAATAAATTAAACCTAATATTGTAACAATTATACCGAAATTTAATGATACGACTATTCCATTCATTAATGTAGGTACATTACCGAAAGCCCAAAAACAAAATAATATTATTCCCAGTGTAACACCAAAAAATGTAACTAAAGCTAATGATTTTTTTAACATACTGGTCCATGATGCTGAGTCTGGTGGAGTACCAAGTTTTCCATAATTAGCATCTTTTGATTTACCCCATAAATATATCATACCTATTAAGAAAAATCCTAACATAGCTAAAAATATATATAACCCCTGATACATACCAGTGTGTGCTGTAAGATCATTTTTTGAAATAAAAAATAAAATAATAATGTAAATAATTGTAGTTAAAATTATAAAAGAGGTTTTGTGTTTTGCTATCATCATAGATATACTGTTAGCTGATTCACTTACACTTGATTTCATTTTATTGAAAGTTTCTGCCATAATATATACAAATTAGATTATATATATTATAAATTTTCCATAGTCGTTTTCTGTCCGTGACATGATCTACATAAGGCTACTAAATTATCTACATGATTGTCTCCTCCCTGATCAAGTCTTATTTTGTGATCTACCTCAAACCAAGCTGGTAGTTGACAACCACACTTACCACATAACCAATTTTGACTAGATGCGACATATTTTTTTTTAGTCTCACTCACTGAACGTTTAGTAGATCCTCTTCCAGAATTCATCATTCTTTTTTGTGTTGGAGGTAGACTTTGAGCCATACCACCTCCACCAGTCATATCAAATATAGGGCTTAACATATCAACAGCATCTCTGTCAACAGGCATCATTTTAATAAATTGATTAGCGTGAACAGCGAGATCTTTTGATTGACCTGGATGTTTTTTTATAAATAAATAGAGAGAAAGACCTAAAAATCCCCACATAGCCATGGTATAATACTTTTTATAGGACATCAATAATTTTAAATATTTACCATCATAATACGTGTTGTATATTAAAAATCCAGTTATTCCAAAAATAAGCAGTTCAAATTTCATATATATTAAGCTATTATTTTTTATAAATAATGAAAATAGATATTAAAATCGCTAATAATATTCCTCCATATATTAATTTTTCTTTAGTTCTAATACTTTCTAGATTAATTTCTTCCTTAGGTTTATATAATGAGAAATATTCTTCTAAAAAGTCATTATATTTTATAGATGGCTTTTTTAGTTTTTCATTAATTCTATTGTGTATAAAATGCATCCATTTTGAAAATGTATTATTATTATCTAAATATGGTGTTACTGGATACTTATCCAATAGTTCAGCGAATTCATCTCCTATTTTTGTATCTGGAATAAATAAAGGTAGATTAGAAATAAAATCGTAATATTTTTTCTTAGTTACATCATTAGGGTTTTTTGGATATCTTAATGCTATTGTATGTAAAACAAACCAATAGTGTGGTCCCCAAACTTTTGCTATATATTTCATATATAGAATATCATTTATTTTTTTTGAACTGAATACACGCTTAATCGTATTTATATCCAAATGACATAAAAACAACATTGTAGTTATTATATCATGTCTAAGACGTATAATTTTTGTAACAACTGTGGTAAAACAGGTCACGCTTATCATATGTGTAAATTACCAATAACTAGTATAGGTATTATAGCTTTTAAGCCTACAGATCTAGGTCTAAAATATCTAATGATTAGAAGAAAAGATTCTCTTGGTTATGTTGATTTTATGAGAGGAAGATACCCACTTTATAATAAAGATTATTTATTGAACATTATTAATGAAATGACAAATCAAGAGAAAAATAACTTATTAACTAAAGATTTTGATGATTTATGGTCTAACTTATGGGGAGAAGATATTGGTATTCAATATAGAGGTGAAGAACGAACATCAAAAGATAAATTTATGCAATTAAAAGAAGGTTATATTTTTAATGATAATAAAATAGTAACATTACAAGATCTAATACAAGAAAGTAACGAACAATGGGGTGAACCTGAATGGGGTTTTCCAAAAGGTAGAAGGAACTATCAAGAAAAAGATTTAGATGCAGCTATTAGAGAATGGGAAGAAGAAACAGGTTATAATAAACATCAAATACGAATCATTTCTAATTTACTACCATACGAAGAAATATTTACTGGTTCTAATAATAAATCATATAAACATAAATACTATATTGCTTTATTTTTTGGTGATATAAATGTTCCTTCAGATCATTTTCAAGTTACTGAGGTAAGTGCTTTATCATGGGCTACATATGATGATTGTAATAAATTAATTAGACCTTATAATTTAGAAAAAAAAGGTGTATTGGGTAAAATTAATAAAGTGATAAAAGAATATAGATTATATCAATAATATATAAGATATGCCTACTAAAATTAAAAAAAAGAAACTCAAGAAACTTAAATTAGTTACTAAAAAAATTACAGCTAAGCCTGTTGTGGAAGATGATGAAGACTCTCTATCACCTGATGTTCCTTTAGTAGATGCTCCTATAGACGATATTCAAATTAGTGCAGATACTAGTAACTCTGATTTACGTAGATTAGAAGAACAAGAAGCAATAGAGTTAGAGGAAGATAAATACCCTTTTTTATATCCAAGTTTAAATGATCCAAAGTTTAATATTAAAATAGCAGAGAAGAAAGAGTTTAGTGATAATAAATATGATGGAGCTATTAACGATATTGAAGAGTATGCAGATAAATTATGTAATTCAGAATTTGAATTAGCCCCACATCAGTTATTTGTAAGAAACTTTTTATCATTTAATACTCCATACAATTCTTTATTATTATATCATGGTTTAGGAACAGGTAAAACTTGTTCGGCTATAGGTGTATGTGAAGAAATGAGAGATTATATGAAACAGATGGGACTATCACAAAGAATAATAATTGTTGCTTCACCAAATGTACAAGAAAATTTTAAATTACAATTATTTGATGAAAGAAAATTAGAATTAATAGATGGATTATGGAATATTAGAGCTTGTACAGGAAATAAATACATAAAAGAAATTAATCCTATGAACATGGAAGGATTGAGTAGGGAAAAAGTTGTTAGTCAAATTAAACGCATTATTAATAGTTACTATCTTTTTATGGGTTACACAGAGTTTTCAAATTATATTTCTAAAAAATCAATGTTATCAGATAGTAGTTTATCTGAAGAAACAGCTAATAAGATTAAAATTAGAAAACTTAAAAAAGTATTTAATAATCGTTTAATAGTTATTGATGAGGTTCAAAATATAAGAATAAGCGACGATAATAAAAAGAAAAAGATTGCTATCAATTTAATGAAACTTGTTAAGCATATTGATAATCTACGATTATTATTATTATCTGCTACACCAATGTATAATAGTTACAAAGAAATTGTTTGGTTAATAAATCTTATGAATAGAAATGATCATCGTTCTGAGATTGAAGTAAAAGATATTTTTGATAAAAATGGTAATTTCAAAATTGATGATGATGGTAAAGAAATTGGAAAAGAGTTATTGAAACAAAAGGCTACTGGTTATATTTCTTTTATTAGAGGCGAAAATCCATATACATTTCCTTATCGTATATGGCCTTCTATGTTTAATCCTGACAAATCATTATTAAATATGGATAATTACCCAAGACAACAATTAAATGGTAAAGAAATTATACAGGGAATAGAACATTTAGATTTATATAAAACACAAGTAGGTGTTGAACAAGAGAAAGGATACAATTATATTATTTCTTATCTCTCAAAACATACAAAATCTAACAGATCTAGTAAAACTTCATTAAGTAAATTATCATCATTTGAATCAATGGACTCATTTGGTTATACCTTATTAACTAATCCTTTAGAAGCGCTAAATATAGTTTACCCTTTAGAAAGTATAGATAGTGATGAATTATCAGTATCCCCTGATGAAATAACTGGAAAAACTGGATTAAGAAGAATTATGAGATTCAAAGAAACTAAGAGTGGGGCTAATGAAGAAAGGTATGATTATGAATATAAACCTGAAGTTCTCTCAAAATACGGTAGAATATTCAGTGAATCTGAAATAGGAAAATACAGTTCTAAAATAAAAAATATTGTTGATAATGTTAAAAATGCTGATGGTATAGTATTAATTTATTCTCAGTATCTAGAAGGAGGATTAGTTCCAGTTGCTTTAGCTCTTGAAGAAATTGGATTTACTAAGTTTGGAACTAAAAATAACCTTTTGAAAGATAATCCAAAAACTAACATAGGTAAATATATAATGATTACAGGTGATAAGGCTTATTCGCCTGATAATGTTAGAGATATTAAAGCTATAACTGATAATGATAATATAAGGGGTGAAAAAATAAAAGTTGTTCTTATTTCAAAAGCAGGGTCAGAAGGTTTAGATTTCAAAAATATTAGACAAGTACATATTCTTGAACCCTGGTATAATACTAATAGGATTGAACAAATTATTGGAAGAGCAGTCAGAACTTGTAGTCATAAATTACTGCCATTTATTGAGAGAAACGTAGAAATTTATTTGTATGGAACAATATTATCAGATACTAATATTGAGGCAGCTGATATGTATGTTTACAGAATAGCAGAATTAAAATCTGTTTTAATAGGTAGAGTATCCAGAATTTTAAAACAGAGTTCTGTTGACTGTATTTTAAATCAAGGTCAAACTAATTTTACAGAAGAAGCATTTAATAAGACTATAAATATTAAATTGGTTAATGGTGAAATGAGACCTTATAAATTAGGAGATAAACCGTATAGTGCTTTATGTGATTATATGGAAAGTTGTTCTTATGAATGTCAACCAAATAAAGTTGTTGACAAAATTAATTTGTATAGTTATGATGAAACGTTTATTTTATTGAATAACGAAAAAATTATTCAGAAAGTAAAAGGTTTATTTAAAGAAAGATATGTTTATAAAAAAGATACACTTATATCTAGTATTAATTTAGTAAGAACATATCCATTAGTACAAATATACTCAGCATTGAATCAAATGATAGAAGATAAAAATGAATTTATTACAGATAAATACGGTAGAACTGGAAATGTTATTAATATTGGAGAATATTACATGTTTCAACCATCAGAAATAAAAGCTAAAAATATTTCAACATTTGAGAGAAATAAACCCATTGATTATAAAAGATCAAAACTATTAATAAGAGTTGATGATAAGAATGAATCATTACCTGCTGAAAAACTAATTAAAAATCAACCTAAATTGACAGTTAAAAATGTACAAATACCAAGTGTTATAATTGATGTTATGAAGTTAAATTTTAATAATGCATTAGCATCACAAGATATTTCTAGAGGAGAAACAGATTGGTATAAATTTTGTGCTCACGTTATAGAAGAATTAGAGTCAGAGGGGGTTGATAAAAGTATTTTAATGGATTTCTTGATAGCTCATCAGGTAGATACATTAATGTATGACGATAAGTTATCGCTATTAAATTATTTATACTACAAAGATGATTTAGATGATTATCAACAACTTATAAAAAATTACATAGATAAAAGAATAATAAAGAACAAATCATTAGTCGGAATATTTTTACAAAAGAAGGGACAACAAAAATTATTGATTAAAAAAGAATCATCATGGGAATTAGCAAAAGAGTCTGATTACTCAGATTTAGCAAGAGAAATCAATAACTTAGTATCTGGAATAAAAGAAAAATTAAACCAAGTTTTTGGATTTATTAATAATTTTAAAGGCGGTGAATTGGTATTCAAAACAAAAGATCTTTCTATTAAGAGAAGCAAAGGAGCTAGATGTGATCAAGCAGGCAAGAAAGGTAATAATGGTGTAATTAAGACATTAAATAAGATCATAGGTGAAGAAAAGTATACCGACAAAAATACCAAAGGTATATATGCTTTACAATTATGTGTTCGTGAAGAATTTATGTTAAGACTCTATAATAAAGTTAAACATAAAGACAAAATATGGTTTTTAGGACCTGAGCAAGCCAGCCTTTTAAATATAGAATCATATCAAAGATAAAATTGAAAAGAATTAAAAGATATTATATATATAATATAAACAATGGAACAGTCTACAGATTCTAAATCAGGCAAAATACGAAATAAAAAAATATATGAGAAAAAACTAGACGACATCTATAGCGATGCTTTGTTAACTCATGTTTTAGAAATACCAATGAATGTAGTAGGATCAGGAATTAAAGATAAGCTAGAAAAAAAGTTACGCGCTACTATTGAAGGTAAATGTATTTTAGAAGGTTATATAAAACCAAATTCTGTAAAAGTTCTTACCTATTCTAGTGGCAAGATTTACGATGGTAACAAAATTCATTTTGAAACCACTTTTGAATGTAGTGTATGTTTACCAGTAGAAGGTATGATAATGAATTGTCTGGCAAAAAATATCACAAAAGCTGGTATTAGAGCTGATATTGAATCTCCTGATGGTGATTCACCTGTTGTTATATTTATTGCAAGAGATCATCATTATAATTCAGACTATTTCTCTTCAATTAAAGAAAATGATAAAATTAAAATTAGAGTTATTGGACAAAGATTTGAATTAAATGATAAATATATATCTATTATAGCTGAATTAATACAACCTAAACGTAGAAAAGATATTGCAAAGAAAAAACCTAGATTAGTATTAAAAGCCTAACTAATAAAATATTATTATAATAAACAACCTAAAATATTGTTTATTATATATGTAATAATGTCACTAGTTGATATCAAAAAAACTATTGAATCTTTAAATAAAACTCGTCAGGTTGAGATTTTAAAAATTTTTTTAAAAAATAATGTAAGCATAAGTGAAAATAATAATGGTACATTTATAAACCTTAGTTTTTTATCTGAAGACTGTCTTAATGAGGTTAAAGAATATTTAAATTATATTAAAGATCAAGAAGCTTCATTAAAAACATTGGAAAACGTGAAAGCGGAATTTATTAAAGAACATTTTGATAATACTATTGAGAATCATAATAAAGAGACGCCTCCAGTATATAGTAACTATGCCTAATCGTGACAGAAACCATAAACATCTTAAAGCATATAATCATATCATTGATAATATACAAGATTATATGCTTACCACTATAATGTTTAATAAATACAATGTTAAAGAACAAGAGAAAGTTATTGAAAAGCGAGAGAAAAAGAAAATGTCTAATAGAATTACAATTAAAGAAGTAGATCAACTATTTTGGTATTTTTATATAGCACTTCATGGTTATGATGAATATAAATTACTTGATAACAAGTTTTCTCTTGAAAAAACTACAAAAATAAGTAATATTGAAAAAATGAGATTAAATAATAGTATTTTAAAACAACAAAAATTAAAAATAAGTGATTACGAGACATCACTTTTAAACTCAAAAAAAATAGATATCTCTACTTTATGTGGATTAGCTGCATATAACGAATTAAATATTATTTTTGTTAAAGAAAAGATCTATTATCATTTTAATTTTGGTAATATTGATGATATTATCATAATTTATCAAGAAGGTAAAAATTATTCTTGCGAAATTAATCCTACAAAACAATTTGTAGAAACCATACATAGTAACTATTATCATGTTGAAAATACTAACAAACCTTTAAAAGGTATATCAACATATAAGATTAATGAATTATTTGTTATCTGTAAAAAACTAGGGATCAAACTACAACTAGAGTCAGGTAAGAAGAAAAGCAAAAAACAATTATACACAGAAATGCAAACATATTTCTAAAAAATTGATATAAATGATATAAAATAATATGGTTTTAAATATATATACAATGACTTCAAAAAGAGGGGATACATTTACTTTATCTGATATATTAGATATTCATTTAGGGGGTAATTATGATATACATAGAGATGCTTCTAATGAGTTGGAAGTACGTTTTGGTACTAGAGGAAGACAAAAAATTACTCGCATAGATTTTGATAATGTAATTAAAAAACTAAAATCATTAGGATGGACCTGTTATAATGACGCAGGTGATTATTCTTTAAAAATACAAAATGAATTTGTTGATCCAAAGACAGGTGAAACAAAATTATCTAATATTAGAACTCATATTAAAACAATAGATGCTATTCAAAAGTATTGTAAAACTAATGATATAACACAGATGGAACAATATTTAGTGAACTATGAAATGAAGATGTATGCTAAAACAAAAGAAGAAAAGACAGTTTATCCTATTAATAAAGATCCTTGGAATCTTAGAATATCATATCAAACAGAAACAAAATTATCATCATCATCATCTATGATTCAAGGTTTACTTGATACATGGCAAGATTCTAAGAAAACTTTTAGATATATCAATAGAATTACGTATAGAAAAGAAGGTGAACCTTTTAAAATAGATCTTAGTGTTGTTAAGTCCAATAATTCAGATAAAAGACGCCGAATGATTCCTACTTATAGAGTTGATGAATCAGGCGTATTTGATAACACTGAGGGTTATGAAATAGAAATAGAATTATTACCTAGATTTGAATTAGGTGCATATAATGATGTTGGTTTATTGGAGTCTGCCTTAAAGACAGGTATTAAAACTATATTGGCTGGATTACAAGAGTCTAATTATCCTATATCTTATGATGAACAAGATTCCGTAAAACAAGAATATGTTACACTTTTTAAAGGAAAAGATTACACTGGTAGAATTTATAATAGAGACTTTATTGGTCCGTCATCTTATACTCTACAAATGAATAATATTACTGAATTAAATGAAGATAGTGTAGCTCCTAATATCAGAAACAATTATACTGTAACTGATAAAGCTGATGGACAGAGAAAAATGATGTATGTTAGTAACAATGGTAAAATTTATCTTATTGATACTAATTTAAATATTCAATATACTGGATGTACAGTTAAAACTAAAGATGATTTTGCAGGAACTTTAATTGATGGCGAACATATATTACATGATAAAGAAGGTAGTTATATCAACTTGTATGCAGCTTTTGATATTTATTACAAGAATAAAGAATCAGTTAGAGATAAAATATTTGTATCATCTGATGTAGAACAATTAAAAGAAAATCAAAGATTACATATTTTGATCAATACTATTAATAGTCTTGATATTAAAGAAAAAAATAATAGTCTACCAATGACTTTTGAATATAAAAGATTTTATATGGAAGGAGACGACTCTAGTATATTTGATGGTTGTAAATTAATTATGGATAGAGTAGATGATGGATTGATTAAATATAATACTGATGGATTGATATTTACTCCTGCTGAATTTGGTGTTGGAGGATCTAGTAAAGGTAACTCATCAATACTAAAAAAAATAACTTGGGAACATTCATTTAAATGGAAGCCACCTGAATTTAATACAATTGACTTTCTAGTTGTTACTAAGAAAGGTAGTAATAATCAAGATGAAGTAGGTAACTTATTTCAAAAAGGTGAAGATATGTCTGAAGCTAATGGTGGTATAATTCAATATAAAACTATAGAGTTGAATATTGGATTTGATACACGGAAACATGGATATATTAATCCTTGTGGTGATGTTATACAAGATAATTTACCTTCAATAAATGATGTAGATGATTATGATACATATAAACCCATGAAATTCTTTCCTACAGAACCTTATGATGATAAAGCCCATTTATGTAGAATTAATTTAACAACTGATTTTGTTGGTAATAAAATTATGATTACTGAAGAAGGAGAAGTATTTCAAGATAATACAATTGTAGAATTCTCATATGATTTAAATGAAGCTAATCCTTTATACAGATGGAAGCCTCTTAGAGTTAGATATGATAAAACTGCTGAATTTAAAGCCGGATTAAGAAATTTTGGTAATGCATATCATGTAGCAAATAACAATTGGAAAACTATACATAATCCTATTACTGTAGATATGATAACTACAGGTAATGATATTCCTGATGAAATAGCTGACGATGATGTATACTATAATCGCGTTACAAAAACTACACAAACAAGATCATTACGTGATTTCCACAATTTAGTTGTTAAAAAGAAATTAATTACTTCAGTTTCACAAAGAGGAGATAACTTGATTGATTTTGCAGTAGGTAAAGGAGGTGACTTTTCAAAATGGATTGCTGCTAAATTAGGTTTTGTCTTTGGTGTAGATGTTTCACCTGATAATATTACAAATAAGTTAGATGGTGCATGTGCTAGATACTTAAATTATAGAAAACAATACAAATCCATGCCTTATGCTTTATTCGTTACAGGAGATTCATCAAAAAATATCAAGACTACAATTGCAATTGATACTGAAAGAGATAAATTAACTACTAGGGCTATATTTGGAGAAGGACCTAAATCTGAAGAAAAACTAGGCAAAGGTGTTTTAAGGCAATATGGTAAAGGTATAAAAGGATTTAATATATCATCTTGTCAATTCGCTTTACATTACTTCTTTGAAAATAGACATACTTGTGATGAGTTTTTCAAAAATGTTGCTGAATGTACAAAATTAGGCGGTTTCTTCATAGGTGGATGTTATGACGGATCTTTAATATTTAACGATCTAAGGAATAAAAAAAGAGGTGAAAGTATGATAATAATGGAAGACGATCAAAAAATATGGGAGGTTACAAAAGATTATGATAAAGATACCTTTACTCCTGATATTTCATCACTAGGATATACGATTAATGTATATCAGGAATCTATTAATAAAACATTTCCTGAATTTCTAGTTAATTTTGAGTACCTAGTTAGCATTATGGAAAAATATGGGTTTATACCATTACCAGAGGAAGAATGTAAAGATATAGGTTTAAAAACTGGAGTAGGATCTTTCAAAGAGATATATAATGATTTAAAAAATACAATAAAACGTAAACCATATCTAAGTAAAGATATTGGTGAATCATTGAATATGACTACTGGAGAAAAAACTATATCTTTCTACAATAAATATTTCATATTTAAAAAGATCAGAATAGTAGATACTATTGGTGTTGGTGAATCTATATCAGATAAGAGTAGTGTTGCGCAAGAAAAAATTGTGACTCAATCTAAAAAACTTGAAACTCAATCTGCTAAAACTGTTGCAAAACCAAAAACAAAAAAAAAGTCTCGTAAAAGAAAAGGAACCAAGCTTAAATTAATTTCTAAAAAATCTAACAGTGATTAATAGATTAATATCAAAATAACATAAACACTTATTATGATATTAATTAACACTCTATAATGAGCTATTTTTCTATTCCATCTAATAACAATAATTTTAAGAAAGACGATTTATATATTAATACAAGTGATAATATTGATGATAATAATTTAAACTATATATCAAGTACATTAAATCAATACTTGTTAAAATCTAAAGAACGTATTGAAAAATATCAAAATGACTGGGATATGATAAAAAAATATGTCAATCCATATGAATTTATACATACTACAGTTCCTTACTGTAAAACATCAGTGTGTAAATACAAGCCTGTATCTAGATCATATTTTAAATTTATTGAAATAAATTCATTACTCAATTTAACAGAAATGTTTCCATATAATATACCAATTAATTCTTTTCACTTAGCAGAAGGTCCAGGAGGATTTATAGAAGCATTGGCTAATATTCGTAAAAATAATAGTGATGAATATATCGGTATGACATTAATTTCACCAGACAATAATGTACCTGGTTGGAAAAAAAGTAATGATATTTTGAAAAGAAATCCAAATATTTCAATAGAATTAGGTGAGTCTGAAGACGGAAATATTTTAATGCCAGAAAATTATGAATTTTGTCAAAATAAATATGGTAATACTATGCATATAATTACGGCTGATGGCGGATTTGATTTTTCAATAGATTTTAATATGCAAGAAGCTATGTCTTCTAAATTAATACTTGCTGAAGCAATATATGCTATTACATTACAAAAAAGGGGTGGACATTTTGTTTTAAAAATATTTGATAATTTTACTAGATTTACTAGTGAATTAACTTATTTACTATCAATGTTTTACGAGAAAATATATATTGTTAAACCAAACACTAGTAGACATGCAAATTCTGAAAGATATATTGTTTGCAAAAATTTTAAGTATCATAATACTAGTGCTCTTACTGAGATATTTAAAGATATTTTAGAAAAAGTAAAAAATTGTGATTATATTAATCATATTTTCAGATTTGAGTTACCATGTATTTTTACAACAAGAATAGAAGAAATTAATGCTATTATTGGGCAACAACAAATTGAATGTATAGTTAACACATTAAATTTAATTAATCACAAAAATAAAAATGATAAACTAGAACAATTAAAAAATAATAATATTAGTAAATGCACCAATTGGTGTATAAAATATAAACAACCTTATTATAAAACTATTCAACAAACAAATATTTTCTTATCTGCATAACATTTAATCTACATATATATTATATGGCTGCTTTAGTAAGCGATGATAGAATACCTAATGAAATTAATAGTGTACGAGAAGCTTTAGATATAACTAATAATAAATTAGTGGAAAAATACGGCGAATCTCAAGGCTCACGTAGAAAAATTGCGACAAGAGAGGGTTCTGCTAACACAGTAGATGTATATAAAGCTACTTATGGTGGAAAAGAAATAACATATGCTGTTAGAATGGGTAAAGACCCTGCTTTTATAGTAGAAGCAAGTCAATATCACACTGCTCGTATAACTGTAATTCCTGAATATAATGCATCATATATGCAAACAACTAAAGAAAAATTTCTACAAGAGACACAAGATAGTGAAAGAAATTGGAAATTAGCTGATAAGAAAGGATTATCTCCAGAATTGTATTTTTATGGATATATTAGACAAGGTAAAAATCTAGTATTATGTACAATAAGTGAAGCATTTAATATGGATTTGGCTGGATTTATTCGGATTGGTGGTCTTGGTAAAAAAGTGAGGGTTAACGAAGAGTTCACTGATATGCAAAAAAATATAGCTGCTCAGTTAATTGCATTATTTATAGAAATGGCAAAAGATATGAGTATGATTTGTTTTGATATTAAACCTCAAAATACTGTTATTAAATTTGAGCAAGATGCACAAGGTCGTCCTATTTTAAATGAAAAGTTAATTGTAAAACTTATTGATTGGGATGCTGATTGGTGTAGAGATTATAAGTTTTTAAGAGGTAGAGGTCTTGCAACTGCTGCTAGTCAAAAAGCAGCAGCAACCATAATGATAATGGTAATGGCTAATTTTTTTTATCATTACTATGACTACAACATTTTAAGTGATTATATGAAAGCATTCTATAATGAAGAAGGTGAAACTTTTACTACTACAAAAGTTATGATGAATTTATTTGAAGCAGGATTTTTAAGTGGTGTAAATACAACAGAATTCTCATTTATGGCTGAGCATTACTTTGGAATGGACTTCAAAGGTAATAAAGAAGCATTTTTAAGAGAAATGTTCAAAAGGTCAATGTGTAAGGATATAGCTGAATATCAATCTAATGCAGATAGTATTAATATTACATTAAGAGGAGGCAAGAAACATAAAAAAAAGACGAGACGTAGACGTAGTAAAAGTAAAAAACAAAACAAAAAAAATAAAAAGACACGTTCAAAAAATAAAAGAAAAAGAAAAACTAAGAAACGTAATTAATTATTAATGAAAATTATATTAATAATTAATATTTTTCATACTTCAATCTTAAAGCAACTTCTTCTCTAATATTAGTAGCTAATACACCTTCTATACGTTTATTCATTTGTGGAAAAGGTATATTTACTATGATTCTTTCACCATTTCTAATGTAATTAAACATAATATCATAGAATTGTTTTATTGGTTCATAATTAATAGATAACTGTAGATCATCTAATTTTTCCATTATTTTTCTAACCTCAGCTTTTCTTTCTTCTAAGGTTCTGTAAACATGTTGTGTTTTTTCTTTTTTTGGTTTGTTTTTTTTGTGTTTTCCCATTAGTATTAATATCTATTTAAAATAGTATATTTTGACGTAGTAATTACTGCCCTACATATTGGACATGTGTTAGATCCTTTTTCTCTCCATTCTTTAATACATTTCCTGTGAAATTTATGTCCACAAGCTAATGTTTTATTTAAATTTTCGTCGCCTAAACATATAGAGCATTCTGGTCGTGTTGTTTCTTCTAGTATTTTTTGATTTTCAAGTTTTTTATTCATAAATGTTCTATCAAAATGAGAGATTGTAATATCTAACTTTTCTACAACAGCATTTTTTTTTGAATGTTCATTGGGACTTGCAGGAGGCGACGGATAAATAGGTAGCGTATCTGAAGGCAGTTCAGTTCTTTTTATTAGCCATGATTGTCCTTTTGCCATTAATTTCAAAAGCGTGAAACATTTGAACGTTAATTTTGTTTTCCTAGATGAATTAAATGTTTTTAAATTGCCTCCTATTGTGCTACCGTCAACTTGTGTAACTTCAAATATATATTTACCAGGTCGTAATAAATTATCGTTTATGTCCAACACGGGTTTTTCCGTACATATAACGGTTTTGTAATAAACAGGCATGCACTAATATAGATATTTATTTTATTTTCTTTAAATTACTAAAAAATTGAAATGTTAATATGATTTAAACAATAACAAACACACAATACACAGATGGGAGGTTATTTAAACAAAGCAGACAGAGATATGATTACTAGTTCACTACTCAAAAGTAAACCTAAAATTAAAAAAGCATGTACTATCTATGGTAATTTCATGATTAGTCTTATTCAATGGTGTGGATGTTTTATGTTTACACTATTGCTTCTTACTAGTAATATTCTTGTTATTAGTACAAAAAAAGCTTCAGAATTTATATTTACTTATTGGGATAAATATATGATTTATATTGATAGAAAACGTATTATTAAAGAGAGAACTAAAAATAATGACACTGGTGTAGATTATTTAGTTAGATACTATCCATTCTTGAAAGGTAGTTCTGGATCTAGTTCTAGACGATTTCCTTACAATATATTTATACATCAATTCTTGAAAAGCGATGAACCTGTTATGCATGATCATCCTTGGTCATACACTACGTTCATAATTTCAGGTGGTTATTGGGAACATATTCCGGTAACAACTAAAGATGGTGAGACTATTGATACTAAATGTTGGAGGGGACCTGGATATTGGAACTCTTACTCTTGTAATCATAAACACTGGATTGAATTACCAAAAGATTCAGTAGGACCAAATGCTATTAAGTCTTGTTGGACTCTATTTATTCCTGGAATTAAAAAAGCTAGCGGAAAATGGGGATTTTATCCAAAACTAACTACAAAAGAGCAAGATGACGAATGGATTGAAGCAGATCAGTATCTAGCTTCTACTTGTGATAATGAAGATAAAAAAGATAACTAATATAATAATGTAATTAATTATTCATAATATAAAATGTGTTATATGCGATTATTTTTATATATCTATTACCATGGTTATGTAAGTTTAATTCTATTGAATCTTCAAAAGCTGCATAATTTTTTTCACTATTTTTTTTACTATAAAATGAAAGGGTCATATTACTAATTTCTTTGAAATACTTTGATATAATTACATATATACATTTTTCAAACTTTTGCTCATCAAATAAACTTTTATATGATCTGAATCTCAGTCGTTTACATGATGTTTCAAATATATGACTTTCTCTATAATATTTACATACATCTATAAATAGTATAAATGGAAACAAGAAGCAACAACCAAAATTGTCTCCTGATTGTAAGTTAGCTCCAAAATAATTATGAGCTTTCGTATTGTTATATATGAATTTAGTTTTGTTACTTGTATATTTTGATAAACAACGATTCATTGCATTAATGTAATTATTAATTACATAGGTATCTAAATATTCTCCACATGGAAAGAATTTTGTACGTTTTCTAGATATATATTTTGTATAACCTTTATAATCCAATTGACATCTACCATGAGGATTAAATTGGTAAACAAAATATTTATCATTTCCATTAGGCGTCATTATAGTCAATGTAGAATGTGTAAATAATTCGTTGTTAGATTTTTCATTTTCTCTGTAAGCACAATAATCAATAAAATCCGTCCAACAAAATATGGTCTTTTTTTGTTTAGTAAATTTATCTAAAATATTACAAGTAAAATCTTCATGTAGTTTCATATTATCATC